TCGGATTATTGATATGTGCTTCTAAGACACGGGAGGGGTCATATAATACGCGGTCAGTAGCTGCACGGCGACGAGATGCAAGAATAGAATTCATCAAAGCAGATGCAGTCTGCTGAAATGGAGTTGCATCCTCTGCCAAAGATTTCGATTGGTATCCCAGACCTTCATCAGCAGGTTGCCAGAAGAATGTAGGAATCTTCTCGTGTGCATTAGTCTGGCGCTCAGCGTAGATTAGTACACTATGATTAATCCAGATCAGCGCTCGGCATTGATTGCAGAAGCAGACGTATTTACTCCGATGAAGGAAGTTCTGAAACTGAACTATCTGCAATACCAAGGTGGAACTACTGTCTATTCGCCATCACAACAGAAAAATGTTCCCATCGACCCTATTGCATTGCGACAAGCAGTTCTGAATTTCAAGGTCACTGATGGCCTCTTGCCCAAAGATAAGGTAATCTCCTCAGCTGCAATGAAGATCGGCATGCAGGTTATTGGCAGGTCTCCGCGACTAGCAGGTGCCTATAGCATTGGTCCCATGTTCTCATATCTTATGAAGGTTGAGGGAGTTAACTTCGCACCATTTGAGAAATCCCCTCAGCAGCAAGCATATGAACAAGCAATGGCTGGCTGGCAACAAGTAGCAATGCAGGCTGCTCAGAAAGGTGTGGAGATTTCGACCCCCATGCCGCTACCGCAGCAATTCGGGTATGATCCAGCTATGCAAGATCCTAGGACCGCAGCGGCTGCTAACTCTCAACAATCTGCGCAACCTGGAGTCCAGTGATGGCAGTCCTTGACCAATCCAATTCATTCCAAGCTTGGATACTTACCGACAAGGAAACCATCCAAGGTTGTTTGCTTACCAATGCCAATGTGCAGGTAATTCAAAACCAAATCGCAGCATATGCACAGGAGAGATTAAATCTTGAACTAGATATGTCTAACCCCCACCGTTTTGTCCAGCAGGAGGCGGATCTTAAAGGTAAGATTGCCGCACTTCGATATCTGCTGGACCTGTCAGAATCTGCCACAAAGCAGATAGCGGCACCAGAAACTGAATCTGGCCCGTTTAATCGTAACTTCTAACTCGTGCTACGCACACCCTCAGGAAACCTTAATGTCCCATTCTGAACAAGCTATCGAACAAGAGATTCAAGCCAAGAATCTCAATGCTCCACGTCTTACTCCTGCAGATATTGATGCTGCAATTGTAGGTAAATCATTTCATGTGTTTCCAGGTACGACAGTTACTGTTTGCTGCCTAACACTGGTTAACGGGTTTAATACTGTTGGTTACAGTGCCGCCGCTTCGATCGAGAATTTCGATACCGAAATTGGCCAGAAGATCGCATTTGAAAATGCACGTCAACATATTTGGCCGCTTGAAGGTTATTTGCTCAAGCAGCGTCTGTATCAACAAGCTTAATCTGACTAACTAACAACTGGAAACTAATCATGGCCTCTCCTTTTGATGCATTCACTCGAATCTTTGGTGCAAAGCAAGCACCTGCACCTGTTGCTGCCCCTGCCGCTCCTGCGCCTACAAATGATCCGCGTCGGAATAATCCTGCAGCAGTGCAAACTGCCCAGACCCCTGGAACTGATGCGAATGGCGTAGTTCCCCCGGGTGGCGCAGATCCGAGTCCTGAACCCGCATCCCCTTTGGATAAGTACAAGGACCTGTGGCAACCTGTCGCAACTGATCCAAATGCGCCGCAAGCTCAACAGCAAGTTGATCCTGCCAAACTGATGGAAGCTGCTCGTAAAGTAGACTTCTCATCTGCCCTGAATCAGGAAACTTTGGCAAAGGTTGCGGCTGGCGGTGACGAAGCAATCAAAGCTCTTCTTGAATCTTTCAACTCTTTTGGCCAGCAAGTCTATGGCCAATCTGCAGTAACTACGGCACGAATTGTGGAGCAGGCAGTTTCTCAGGCTCGCGACCAATTCATTTCTGAAATTCCTAATGTCATCAAGAACCAAGGTGCCCGTAATAAGGTTTTTGATGATAACCCTGCATTCAAGCATCCTGCAATTGCTCCGATGATTGATGCGCAGGTTCAGCAACTGGCACAAAAGTTCCCTAAAGCCTCCCCTGCAGAACTTACGTCAATGGCGAAAGATCACCTGCAAGCTATGGCTGCCCTTATTTCTCCTCCTAAAGCTGATGCATCTGCCTCTGGCAAGACTGGCGATCAAGGAGTGGATTGGGATGCATACATGAGTAGCGATACTCGCGGTTAATCTACCCAACCTTCTAGGATCTAATCATGCTTTTCAAGCGTTTGCAATACACTGCTGGTGGACAAGAAGTCCCCGGCAAATCGTCTGTTGGTACTGGCCTGTTTGGTAATGTTAGCATTACCTCTAAAGCTACTGATGCTAACCATACCATCACTGTGGCTGAAATGGCTGGCGGCGTTATTTATTATTCCGCCCTTTCGGCTGGTCGTAACGTCACTACTCCTACGGCTGCGCTGATTTTGGCTGCTGCACCGGATATGGATGTTGGTGATACTTTCATGCTGATCGTTTCGATTCAGGATGCGTTTGCCATTACCTGGGTTGCCGGAGTTGGTGTTACTCTGGATGGCCGTGCAACGACTCCTGCTAGTTCCAACTCGATCATTGTTGTGGAAAAGCTCAGTTCTACCACTGTCAAGTGGACTGTGCTCTAATTAGCAATCTATCCAATCTCTATAACTAGGAAATACTCTCATGTCTACTGGTATCCAATCTACCACCGTTCTGGCTGGTACTACCGACTTCGTCGCAAAATCGTTTGCGGGAATGATTACTCGGCTGATGCCGAATGGTCAGGCTCCGCTGTTTGGCATGACTGCAATGCTGCCGTCGGAAACTGCGCTGCAAGTTGAGCATGGTTTCTTTACCAAGACGATGCTGTTCCCCAGCATGAATCTTGATGCAGCAGTTGCAGGTGCTGGCGATACGGTTTTCACGGTTGCTTCCACTACCAATCTTCTGCCTGGCATGCTGATGCGTGCGCAAAGCACTGGTGAGATTGTTATTATCAACCAGATTCTTTCGTCCACCACCGTTTCGGTGACTCGTGGAATCGGTACTATTGCCGCCGGCGCAGTTGCTGACGGTGTCGATTGGTACCAAGTTGGTAATGCATTTGAAGAATCGTCGATCCGTCCGAATGCGCTGCAGATCAATCCGGTCCGCATTACCAACTACACGCAAATCTTCCGTAACACCTGGGCGCTTTCTGGCTCGGCTCAAGCTACGCAAGTGATTGCTGGCGAGTCGACCGTCGCCGAATCACGTCAAGATTGCGCTGCATTCCATGCTGCTGATATTGAAAAGGCGCTGTTCTTTGGTCAGAAGTCGTCTGGTACTCGTAATGGTCAGCCGTTCCGTACCATGGACGGTCTGATCAATATCGTTTCTACGCTGGCTAACTACCCCGCTAGTTATGCTGCTGTGAACGTTACGACTGCTGGTGCAACTACCAACTTCACGCAACTGGAAGCGGCTCTTGATCCGGTGTTCAATCAGGCAACTGATCCGAAGGCTGGTAATCAGCGAGTTCTGTTTGTTGGTGGTACGGCTCGTAAGGTGCTGAACAACATTGGCCGTCTGAATGCTACGTACGAATTGTACAGCAACGAAACTTCGTACGGTCTGCAATTCAGCTCGTTCAAGATTGCTCGTGGCAGCTTCAATATGATTGAGCATCCACTGTTCAATAGCAATGCTGACTGGAGCAAGATGGCAATTGCAGTGGATCTTTCGACCTTCCGTGTTGCTTACCTTGGTGGTCGGAAAACCAAGAAGGAAGATTTCAACATGTCCGGTCAGCCGGTGGATAATGGTATCGACGCAGTTGGCGGTACTTTGCTCACCGAAATGACTTGCGTGGTGAAGAATCCTCCTGCAAACGCCGTTATCTACGGCCTCACTGCTGCCGCTGCGGGTTAATATCATGGCCGTCATCCAAGTTAACACTCCGGGGATGGCCAGTACTGATCCTGGCTATATTTCTAGCATCACCATTCGTACTGGCGGTAGTGCTACTGTGCTCACCCCCAATGCAACTACTGGGCAAGTTACGGTAGACGCTGCTGCAGCCACGAAACTGGTGCAAGAGATTTCTAGGTTCATTCTGATTACAGGTTAGTATCCTCCTGAGGGAATAGTTTTCTGGTAATGGTTCTATTCAAAAACTGTTACCGTCCCTCAGGCACCAACATTAGGACTTATCTCACATCATGGCTACTTCTACCAACCAAGCTCTCGCTACTCTCACGGCTCCTGCAGCTCCTGCCAAGCCTGAAGTTAAACTGTTCAAAAACCGCCTACTTTCCTGCAAATACATTTTCTCTGATGGCACCACTGCAAATTTTGTCAATGGCAAATATGCAACTGCCAACGAAGGAGAGATTGCTGAGCTGGAATCCCAAATCCGTCGCGGTCACCAATATCTCTACGTGGATGCTAACGAGACTACGGTAGATTACGACATCACTGATCCGCTGGCCTCGCTGCGTAAGAAATTTTTTGCTGAATTTCAACAACAACAAACCACTGCAGCAGCAAACATTGATGGGCGCGACCTCGGAACTAGCAAGCAGGGTCCTCTGAATGCTACGTCCTCGAAAGATATTGCACCTGTTACCATCGGTGCCCAGCGCTAATAACCTGACCGGTACCTATCTATGACGCTCACCGAACTGCAAGACGAAGTTTATACAATCACCAAGCGCCCAGATCTGATTGCTGAAACTCTTCTGGCAGTTCGGCAAGCTACTTTGGCGCTCCATCAATCAGATTATTTCTGGAAAGATCTGGCAGAAACTGGACTTAGTTTTTCAACCTCTGCCTATCTACAAGAAATTGAATACCGCTCGATCCTACCTAGGTTTCGAGCAATCAAATATCTCCGCAAGTCAGATTCTGCAGGCGCCACTGGTGCCTTTTTTGACGTCATTACTCCTGAAGCCGTGTTAGATTTGTACGGTACGGACCGCACGAATGTCTGCTATGCTGCAGGTGCATCAATTGAAATCAAATCTAATACTCAAATTCAATATGTAATCCTAGGGTACTATCAGAATCCTGTAGTCACTACTGCTGGATTTGATTCCTGGATTGCATTAGACCATCCGTATGCTATCGTACTTGAAGCTGCGGAGAAGGTATTTAAAATGATTGGCAAGACTGAAGAGTTTGCCGCATTCAAATTCTTGCGAGACGAGGAACGTACCCGTCTCAGCCTCTCTAACATTCAAGCTGTGGGGTACTGATAATGAGCGCATCTATTTGGAACCCTGGAACTGCCGTATTGGCCCCAGAAGCTGGGCAGTTATTGACTAATGCAGATGGTACTGGAGTCGTAGATTCTACCGCTGCCTGGTATGCATTGCTCCATTATTGCATCCCACGAAAGCTGAAAGCAGTTATTCCTGGTGGCACGTATCTGGTATCTGGTACATTGGCTGATGCAGTATATGCTGAAGGCAGCTTGTACATTGAGTGTCTTGGTGAAGTTATCATCAATGTCAGTGCTAGCAGCACTCCGTTTAGCATCCTGATCCCGTGTAATACCACAGCTATTAATAATAGCGTAATTAGTGGTGGTCGCCTTGTCCTGAATCTTAACAATGTCTGCGCTAATGGCGTGTACCTGCGACATTCAGGGGGCACAGGAGGTACGGTACTTTGGGGCCCCATCACAGTTACGAACGCCAAGAATACTTTTGACGTTGATGAAGAGAATCAAGGTCTGCTTGTCTATGGTAAATATGTAGATGTAACCATCAACAACGCTATTATCAATGGCGTTGATCGGGTTCGTAATCCTAGCGGAGTTTGCAAAGGCATCTCAGTTTCAGAGATTATGGGCCAAGTTACCATTAACTCCCCACACGTTTCAAATGTTATGGCAGGTCCAGGAGCATCGCAGGATGCAGATGCCATTGCAGTGTTTGGATTTGACTCTGCTCTGAATCCTGCCCTTCTTTACCGTCGAGAAGGCAATTGCCAGATCAATAATCCAGTAATTGTTGATCCTCAGGGCCGTGCAATCAAACTACAGGTCGGTCAATCAGAAGTCAACAATCCTCGCGTATACCGTAAAAATGTAGTTTCGTTTGCAACTGCAGATATTGATGCGCAAATTGGTGGTGTCCACACGATCAATAATCCAGTCATCGAATGGCGTAAGAATGGAGCTGTGTCTCCTGTAGCCGCAGGATCTTATCCGATTGCGTTGCAATGCAAGAGTCCGGATAAAGAAAACATCATGCAGGTTATTGGCGGTGTCTTCAGTTCGGAGATTCTCGCAGATAAGATTGTTTCCGTAATCTCCGGAGCTTCTGCGGCCGCCACTTCTGTCCGCGTCTCTGATCTGATTTGCACCCCGTTGGCAGGTTTGACTGCTCCAATGGGAACTCGTGGTATTGTTGATGTCAGTGTCACAGATATTCAGACTGCCACAGGTAATTTGCATCTGACAGTTAATGGCGTCCGAGCCAGTCAATCTGGCGCGCCTATCATTGGCTACGTGTCCAACACTGCTAACGCATCTAAGTTTAGTTTCGATGCATACGATAACGTAAACACTGCGGCAGATAACGCCAATAGCTCAGTTTTGGGCAAGAACAGCGGTACCACGATCACGCAAGTAAACAAGTTCAGTCTTCGAGACAACACTGGTTTCCGTGATTTCCTTGATGCTTGGGTATTCGATACTCGTGCATTGGCAGTCGGCACTAGATTCACTTATACTCGCGCCACATCTACAGTCACCAATGGTCCTGTAATTGCTGCAGGAACCTATTGCGATGTGGAATGTCTTGGCCTAGGATTTAGTGGAAATAGAAAAGTTCGTATTACTGTGGATAATGCTGGAACTATGACCTGTCATTATACACAAAGCGGAGTTTGGGGGACAATCTAATGGCCCAACAATCTTATCGAGCCAATCTATCCTCAGCTATCTTTCCACTCTCCATCTCTTTGGCAGGTTCAACTGTTGTAGTTCCTGGTCCAGATAATAACTACGATCGACGAGTAGATCCTGAAGGAGAGCAGAAAGATGCTGGGATTCCGCAATCGTTGTATCTTGAAAATGTAATCCCGACAGCTAATGGATACCAGAGCGTTGGGTATGAAATCCTAGGACCTACTGCACCAGGCGTTACATTCGATGCCGATTTCAAACCATATCGTGTAGCTGTTATTGACGGTTACACGTATTTATTTGGCACTGTCTTAGGTGTTGACACCGTCTATCGTACACAAGATCCTGGATTATCTCTCTGGTCTGATGCTACTGCAACCTGGTCTGCATTTGCAGGCTTCCCGTACATTGAGGGCTACGGCAGTTATAACACCTTGTCCCAGGCAATTGTTCGCGGCACTCACTACATCTATGTTCGTAATGGAAACACGTTTGGATCAGTGTCAGGCGTTACGTTAACTGATCTCAGTGGTTCACTAACTGGTATTGCAGTTGCTGATATCAATAGCATCACCACTAGCAATAACTACTTAATTGCCATCCTGACTGACGGTTCCATCGCTTGGTCATCTACCACAGATCCGTTAGATTTCGTCACATCTCTAGTATCAGGCGCTGGGTCTATCACTCCTGAAGCTGTTCGTGGAGACATTGTAGCAGTACACGCAATTCCAGAAGGATTCATTCTTTATACAGAATCAAATTCCGTATTGGCGCGCTACACAGGAAACTCCCGTTACCCATGGAAGTTTAGTGAGTTACCTAACTCTGGAGGCCACGCATCAGAAAGGCTGATTGCGGCACCTAAGGACTCTGAGGCACATTTCACTATCAATGCGCAGGGATCAATTACTCAAATCTCTGCTGATGGTGCAACTCGCATCGCCCCAGAAGTTTCCACTTATTTGCGCACTTTCTCTGCAGCCTACGATCTTTATAACCAATCTACTCGTACATTTGATACTACGCCAGCATACCTCTCAGCATATGAGATTATGTTCTTGGCTAATCGCTATCTGATTGTACAGTTCCAGCCATCAGGATCTTCTCCCATCACACCTAAATGTACCATCTTCTACGATATTCTTCTTCGTCGTTATGGCCGTCTAGGAGCATTACCTATCTTCTTTTGGGATGATAGCTCACACATCTATTGCCTGACAACTACCGGTAAGGTCTGCCAGCTAGAGTTTGATATCCACAATGACGATGCTAGCGTGATTTGGAATTCTGTTATCGCATTGGGTAAGTTTAAATATGTGCGATCTAGGCGTCTGGAATTGGATGAAGTCATTGTAACTGGTGAATTGCCTGATATTGATTCAGACGTAATCTCCAGTTTGAATGGCACATTCCCTGCATCAGGTACTGCATTAGTTCCTTCAGACACAGATCTAGAACAGGTTGTATATCCTGTGCGAGCTGAAGGTGCCTGGCACGTAATCACAATCTTAGGTCGCTTTAGTCTCTCCTCGTTTGAGCTTACATTCCATCTTGGGGGGAGCAGATAATGGCTTGGAATAGTGCACCAGTGTATGGGGCAGGATCGCTTACAGATCTGCGAGAAGCTATAGGAGTACCCCAATTCTCTGGAACTAACTCGGATCAGTGGGCATTCGTGTTTAATGGAATGATCTTCCAGGGCGGGGTCATTTCAGTGCCTGCAGGAATCACAGTTTTCTCCTTTCCTGCACCGTTAACTCAGCAGGTTCTTGGAGTGTTTCTTCAACCAACTGCTAAACTCTCACCTGCGGTATCTGCCACTGCTCTGGATACTTTCTCAGTTGACCATACCGGAGCAACTCACGATTGCTATTGGTTCGCTGTGGGAGTTTAGGCTGCTTCGGCCAGTCCCTTGGTTATCCCCATCTCATTCTATGAGACTATAATCCAATCTAAAACTTTAACCCTCCTGCAATACCTATGTCAACATCTGATGATATCCCAGTATCCAAATCTGAACTCATGGGATTGCATGTGGCAATCGGAGTTCTGACTAGGCGAGTAGAGGATCTTACGGAAAAGACCTCTAGGCAAGACAGGGTGCTGGAAGATTTAGTTGCTTTAGCTAACCAGGGCAAAGGATCTATGTGGATTCTCGTAACTCTTGGCGGTGCGGTAGGTGCAATCCTGAGCAATCTTAAAACCATTGCGGCCCTTTTGATTCGTTAACAGATATTAGGAGATACCATCATGGGAATTACTCTTGGTTTTGGCGTAGATAAGACCAGTACCACAGGATCTGAAACACAGACTGCAAGCCAAACTACGACTACTGGTAAGGTGCTGTCGCAAGATGCAGTTAATAAACTGATCTATGATGTTGCATCTGCGGACCAAGGATTCGCATCGCTGGCTACTGGCGAGAATCTGGCAGGCGGTTATGCATCATCTACCAAAGCATTGCTTGCACAAGATTTCATGGTCAAGTTGATTGGTGAGCTGGCTAATGTAACTGCACAAACAGTGTCCACCGAAACTGGAACTGCCGCCAAACAATCTAAGGCATCCAGCACTAAATCTTCTGGGGGCCTGAAAACTGTTATCTGTACCGAACTTCATCGCCAAGGTCTGCTATCTTCTACTCTCTACAATCATCCTGCAGCCACTGCACATTTCCGCAATCTCCATCCGTATACGATTGCTGGTTACCAATTGTGGGGCATGGGAGTTGCAGAGCGGATGCGCACCTCTAAATTGCTGTCTTACCTGATGCTGCCAGTAGCGCGTGCGCGTTATGAGATGGTGACAACCGGTAGATTCAACTTGCTTGGTGCAGCAACTATCTATATTGGCCAACCAGTCTGTTTTGTTCTTGGCTTCTTGGCAAATCTGGGAGCGCGGTATGGCCACATCGGTGCTTGATCTAATTCTCAAACAGTCTGAAACTGCACAGCAAGCTACTCGTGATGTGGAGCAGGTAGCTAAAGAAACGTTTCGTGGTCAAGAAGCTATCCAAGGTCAGATCAGTTCTATCTATGACCAGGTAGCTCAATCTGTTGCAACCACTGCTAGGCAAGCTCAGATTGCGCAGATTGCAGTTCAGGACGCTAACCGTGCGGCTGCAACTGCTGCAGGCATTTCTGCGGACGGCTCTGGTGGACGGATTGTAGATCTGCTTGCCAAACAACGTGCGGCAGGTGACGAACTGTTGGCGACGGTTGATGAAGTAGAGCGCAAACGTAATCGCACTGTTTGGGACATTGTCTCTGATCCTATCAACACCATCAAAGATATGGTGACGTTGGAAGATTCAGAGACCAAATTGCGTACGAAAGTGCAGAAGACTCAGATCATTCAAACTGAGCTGATCGGCGCAAATAACGCACTGCAGGAAACTTTCCAAACCCAGGCCGCCCTTAAGCAGGTATCTACCGCAGCCACCGCAGATGCCGCCGCCCAAGTTGCTGCCGCCGAAGCCCAAATCTTAGCTCGTAAGTCGCAACTAGAAGGCCTCAAATATAACCTGCTTGGTGCGCAGGCAATTCAGCAAGCATCAGTTCAGACGCTGGAACTTCTGGGCAAGTCTCAGAATGCTATCCAGGCTGAGCAAACTATGCGGATTCAGAATGAGAATCTGAAGATTAATCTGGCACAGTTGCAGATCCAGAAAGAGAATGCTCGTGCAATGGCTGAGGCTCGTGCAGAAGCTAAAGGTGCCAAACTAGAGCAGCAGCAATTCGATAAGTTCCTTGAAGATAACATTACGCTTAGCATGAAAGCTAGCGGCCTGGAAGTTCCTGCAGGCATCGGCATGAAACAAATCATTGCCATGTATAAGGCTGGCGATCAGTCCTATATGTATCATGCTCGTAATGGTCAGCGAATCAAAGCAACTGGAGGAACTACTGCTTACATTGGCGCAGAACCTGCTGAAGCTGTGGAAGCAATTGCGCGCTTTGACCTGAATCTTCCGAAGCAGATGAAACCTGTGACGGATATTCTTACTCGTGCATTGGCTGATCCTGCACTGGCTCGTGTGGATCGCAAGAAAGAGCCAGAGAAGTGGGGAGCAGAGTATAATAAAACTGTCGGAGGAATTGTAGCCAATGACTTCGCGTCTGTTGTTCCTGGATCTGGCAACGTCTTTGACATTGGCGGCTTGGAAGAATACATCAAGACGCCTGCAATTGCTGCGTTACCGCTCACTCAGAAGTTCTTGGCTCCGATGGTTGCTGCAGGTGTGCCTACTAACGACCCTCGTACATTGCTGAAAGCTGCGGCTGCTGCTGTGGCCAAGGGAGAACTTACCTCGTCTGAATTTGCTCAGTTCGCTCCATTGTATCAGCAAGCATCGTTGACTCATCAGAAAGCTGTTGGATTGGATCGTGTTGGTATTGTTCCTCCAATGGCAGGTCGCCAATACAATGTTCCTATGGGACGGCTGTTAGGTGCAGGCAATCTGAATCTGACGGACTCCACGCAACTTAGTCGTTGGCTGGCATCTAATATGAGTTCGGAACTTATGTTCAAACAATCACGAGATGTAAATAAACAAATGGTGGAAGATATTAAAGCACCATTTAAGAAATTGTTTGGAGGACAATAAGGTCTACTATGGCTGGAACTTCATCTTACATGTTGGCGGCAGACAACCATAATCTGCTGAATACTGGAACTTCCTGGACCGATCCGGAAACTTGGACCGCGAAACTGGGCAATGCCGGAAAGTTTGTGGCTACGGCCGCCCTTTCTGGTGCCAACTCTCTCTACAACTCTGCAGCTCAGATCGGTTCGTGGCTTGGTGCAGACACCTCGCAAAACGATACGGCTCGATGGATTGCTGATCTGGACACCGATCTCGGCACCTACTATCGAGCCAATAAAGAATCTGCTGATCTAGTTGGTTTTGTTGCAGGTTCCATCATCCCAGGACTTGCAGGAGTCAAACTATTTAACATCGGCCTGAATGCAGTTAAAGGCGTAGAAGCTACCGGATTTGTTGGTGGCGGCATTGCCCGTGCAACTGGCATGCTTGTTCCTAAGACCGAGATGTATGTATCTGCCGCTGCTGCAGAAATCAACTCGTCTCTGGCAGGTGCATCACTGATGAATGCTAACACCCTGAAAGCACTGGCTTCAGGCGTGTACACTAATGTCCTGGAATCTGCTGCATTCGAGGTTGCGGTGACTGCCACAATGTTCAAATCTCCTGTACTGGAAGATAAGGACATTGGTGACATCATGTCTAATATCGCTACTGGTGCTGCACTGGGCGGTGTGATTGGCGGTGCATTTACTGGTGCTGGCATCTTTGGCAAACTCCGTACTGCACGCAGTGCCGAGGATGTTTTGCGCCGACCATTCCTGGAACGTCCCGCATTTGCAGAAGCTACCAACCCTTCGGAACGCATTGTTCAACTCGCGTATGATACGGAGATGGCGGCAGTTCCAGTGGTTGTGCGCGGCGCCGATGATGCGATTGTAAACAATTTCCAGGTAAATCAAAACCTGTACAATGCCAAGATTGATCGTAACTTCCTGGACATTCGTAGTGCCACACATCAGCTAACTGGCAATGATACGCAGCTAGGTAATCTGGTTGCCAATTTCAGCATGCCAGTTAAAAATGCTGATGGTACTATGGTGCCTGGATTTGCTCAGCAAACATTTCAAAACTTCTCTGGTGCTGTCCGTATTGCACGAGTTACGGAATTGACTGCACCTGAAATCAAGGCAGCTAAGGCAGCTCGTAAAGGTGAGGCAGTCGAAGTCCCAGTTGCTCCCAGGTTTGTGAAACTTTTCGGAGATGACGCAGGTGCTGTGACCGATGAAGCTCCCAAGCTTATCTCACTTGGCGACGCCTATCCTACTCCTGAAGCGATCATTAAATCTGTCAAGGCCGCTAAGTTTGACATCAAGATGCCATTCAATATGGCAGAACTAACTGGTGTTCGCGCCCATCTGGAAGCTGAGAAACGCTACATTTGGGCTAGCCGGCTGAAAGAGATTCCTGATGACACTCTTATCCACGGCAATGACATTCCTCTCCTGGAACGTGCTTGGAAAGATAAACAGTTAAACATCAAGATTGCAATTGGTGAAGGGCCTACATTGGAGGTTCTGCGTCCTGGAACTTTGGATGAACTTTGGCAGCATATCAAGACTGCTAAGGTAGATTTGGCTGCAGATCATTTCAAGCGTGTTGGCTCCAAAATCGGCGATGATGATCTTGGTATCGAAACTGCTGCCAAGATTGCTAATGTCCGCCGCTCGTATCTGGAAGGCACTCAAGGACCAGTTGAAGAACTCGATCTGTTAGCGCATCAAGCAGATGCTACCAAGTATCTCGAATCTCTCAAGGCTCGTGGATTGTCCACTAAAGAGGGCGCAGAGGTTATTGACCCAATGTATCTGCCAAAGCATGCCAAAGTAGTGTATGCCGTTGGGGATAACATTGCGGCCATCGAAGGTAATGTGCTGGATGCAATGGTATATTACAAATCTGCTCAAAAGATTTATCAGGAAGGAAACACTCGTGTTGCTACCAAAATTCTTGGAGAATATTCTGGGCAGCTCCCGGACCTCACGGATCGTGTTATGCTTACTGCTAACCGTACTGGGGCTGGGGCTAATTTGCTTACTGGGGCTGCTGGTAGTTACGGCCGCCTCGATGGTTTCGTAGAACAGATTGGTAAGGTCACCTCGGAAGTTAAGGGAGCTTGGCGCAAACGTACAGGCGACGAACTGGCTGCACCGCTAACTCGTTTAGGTTCTAAACAAGAAGCTGCATTCGAGTTTGAATCTATCAACCAGAAAGTTTCTCGTTCTGGCAAGCAATTTGTTGTGCGCGAGAATAGTCTTGGTGAGCGCGGTTTGGTTGATGCTAAGATTGCAGCTAAGGCAGAAGACGGTATCGTAGATTACGAACTACTGGATGATTTGAGCTGGATTCCAATCAAGCACGAGGAAACTCTGGCTGCGGTTGAAGCTCATATTGGCTCATCTGCCAAACGTACCACTGCATACAAAGAAATGCGCGCGCAGCAAGGACATACTGATGGTAAGATTCCTGACGTGTTTCGTCCTATCCGTCCTGACCTTCGTAACTACCCTCACTTTGCATTTGTACGTGATCCTGCTGTAACTGGTGCAGGCCACACTACGATGATTCATGCAGCATCTGAAAAAGAGCTTGTTGCATTGATCGACAAGGTGCCAAGCCGGTATAAGGTTATTACCAAATCAGATTCGGAAGATTTCTTCAAAGCTCGTGGTGAATACGAACATGCTCGCACACTGAACGAGAATTATATCAATTCCGAACTGGCTAACAAAGGTGTGTTTTCTAATTTCTTCCCTAAGTCTGATCCGCAAAAGATTATTGATGATGTTCTCCAGCAACACTATCGGGAATCTGATGTGTTGGCGCAGGAAACCATTCGTCTGCGTTACGAACCTCAGTTTGCACAACTGGAGGATATGGGCAAAGAGTATTCTAAATTTGCCACGTCTCGTTTCGCATCGTCTCGTGAAGCTATTGAGCGCACTAGTAACAATCCATATTTCAACTACATCAAGACTGCACTGAATATTTCCAAGGTCTCTGAGAATCATCTGGTCTATGGATTTAACAAGCTGCTTGATGAGGCAGTGTCTAAGGCGAGTGGTGCAATCTGGCAAAGTTTCAAGGGCGTGAAAACTCCTGAGGACTTGGGCAAGATTAATGCAATGCTCGATGAATATGGAATGAAGCCGGCCTTCTATGATGCTAGTCTCCAAGCTCTTGCAAATCACTCTGCTCCTCGGGGAGTCCTTACTCAGTTTGTGCGTAAAGCAAATTCTTTACTTTCTTTATTCACCCTTGGACTTGATCCTCTCAACGCTGTTAACAATGCTGTTGGGAGTAATATTCTTCGTATGACTGAACTCAGGTCTGTTACTGCTGCAATCAAGGCAGGTAATGGGCAGTTGGCCGGAGAATTGGCGGAGCTTGCTAAGATTACACTGCCTGGAACTGGCGATCAGATTCTGGCACCCACGAAGCTTGTGTCTCGTGCCATTGATGCGTTCTGGAAAGATCAGCGTGGCACAGGTTCGTTGATTGAGAAATATAAAAAGATGGGGCTGATTAAGGATCGGGCCGAACAGTTGAAACTGCTGGTGGATGATTTCACATTGACCGGCACTGAAACTGTGGCTGATCTTAATAAGCGTATGGGCACTGCATTTGATCGCGCCAAAGATTTGGCTGGCGAGGTGGCAGCATTTGGCGAGAAAGCTACTGGTAATAAGCTGGCTGAAGAACTTAACCGATTTATCTCAGCTAACGTGATGGATCAGATTACTGGTCTGGCAGTTCGTCATGGCCTGATGGATGATAAGACGGCGCAAGCTTATATCAACACGTTTGTCAATCGGGTAGAAGGTAACATTGTTGCATCGCAGCGGCCACTGATTTTCCAAGGCCCTATTGGTCAAGCGATTGGTTTGTTCCAATCGTACCAATTCAATCTGCTGCAACAACTGTTCCGATACGTGGCTGAAGGGAGCAAAAAAGATCTGGCCATGTTGGCAGGTCTGCAATCTACCATTTATGGTATCCAATCAATGCCTGCGTTCCAGTTCATTAATGTCCATATCATTGGGCAGATGAGCGGAAATCCGGAACACAAGGATACTTACGATGCCGTGTATGGTGCGGCGGGCAAGACGGCAGGTAATTTTATTCTGTACGGTATTCCATCTAATATCCTGCAGGCGAATATTTATTCTCGCGGTGATATCAATCCACGACAGATCACAATTCTACCGACCTCGCTGCAGGAAACTCCAATCGTTGCTGGCTGGGGGAAATTCTTAGGTAGCATGAAGGAGACATTTTCCAAAGTTGCCAATGGTGGCGACATGTGGGAATCCATTCTTCAGGGAATGGAACATAACGGAATCAGCCGACCATTGGCTGGTTTTGCGCAAGTTCTACAGGCTACTGGTCCTGAAGGTAAGGTTTATTCCACATCTAACCAAGGCTCAATCCTCTACTCTAATGATCTGATGTCCTGGGCTAGTATGGTTAGACTGGCAGGTGGGCGGCCTCTGGATGAAGCTAGAGTAAATGATGCAATGTTTCGTGTTCGTACTTACGAAGCAGCGCAGCGGGAGAAGATGAAGAAGCTGGCAGAGACAGTGAAAACATCTCTCATTCAGGGTAATGAACCATCCCCGGAACAACTGGAGGAATTTGCTGCAGCTCATGCATCACGAGGAGGTAAGCAAACTGAGTTTAACAAGTGGATGATGGGGCTGTATAAGAATGCTAATGTATCTCAGGCGGAACAGTTGGAGATGAATTTGAAATCTCCATTCAATCAGAAACTTCAACTCTTAATGGGCGGGTCTGACCCGAATGAATGATGGCTGGTAATTTTGATGGATATTCTAGGGCAGTTGCAATCACACCTTCTGATGCAACTAATTTCACTGACGGTGCTTGCCATGCAATTTATGTTGGCGGCGCCGGGAATATTACTGCGGTGGTGAATGGAACTGCCGTGCTGTTTGCTGGTGCAGTGGTTGGATCAGTTTTGGAAATCCGTGCAACTCGCGTGAATGCTACTGGTACTGCGGCTACTAATCTGGTTGCTTTGTACTAATATAGGAGATAGAGATGGCTGATAATTTTCGTCATGCACAATATCGTGAAGACGGTACGCAAATCGATGACCCACAATTTTTTAATGACTTAAATCAAAAACAAGCCAGGGCAACTTTATCGCGTGCCAGACTTTCAGATCAAGCAATGTATCGACTGCGTAGCTTGCCAAATACCACTGGCAGCGGTACGTTGATGACAAGCTCATTGAAATTCGAGGTAGCAGCGCCATTTGATTCGGTAGGTTTGGCAGCTTTGAATTGTCTTGCAACTCCGGTAAATACGTTTAAAGCAGTAGTAGCTGCCACTGAAACTTTTTCACAGTCATCTCAAGCAACTCGTTATCAACCTGTTGTTGGAGGCACTACTTATAACGCATTGCGAGCTGGCGCATTGTATGGCTGGGATTTAGTTACTTGGAGCGGTGGAGGGTCAGTAACAGTACCTGCAGGAACTGGAGGCACTGTTGCAGCTAGGCTTGGAGCACCAGGTCTAATTGTTAGCGACATGATGCCAATTATTGATGTGCCTCGCGCAGATGGGGGAGCTTATCCAATTGTCATGTATCGAAATACCTGTGATCTCACAGGAGGAAATTGGCCATTTCTGCCAGTGACCGGCGAATTTACTACTACGACTGGACGTAAATACGATGCAGGACAGTCATATAATGACGCAGTTGGCACTTTAGGAAATACGCTATCTGCTGCATTGGCTGCTCTGCATTGGGCATACCCAATTGTAAGACACTCTCGTGGGGTAGCCTCTATTGCTGTAATTGGCGATTCCCACGCAGAACAGGTTAATTTGGGAATGCCTGAAGCTGGCAGTAATTATGTACTGCGTGCATGCCAACAATTATCTACGCGCAGCCGACCAGTAGTTTCACAGAACTTGGGGCTGTCCGGGCATGTTAGTGATACTTATGTAAAACATGCTAAAGTATTGCTGGAATCTGTACGTCCGACAGCAGTTATGATTCACGTGTTTTCAGTGAATGACGGAGCGCCAACTGATGCAATTGTGCGTACTCAATTACAACAAGCATTAGAACTTGTACGTTGGTGTCAGGCACGAGATATTTATCCTATCCTTTGTACTCCAACATTGGATCAACGTACCGCTAATAACCAAGCAGCTAATCATGCAGCAAGAATTTGGTTACGAGATCGTATTTTAGATTTCGCAGATACGGCAGGTGTGACTGTTTGTGATTTTTCAGCGATGTTTGAAATTGTTGCTGGCGTGGATAACTATAAATCAGGCTATAAATATTCTGCTGATGATTTCCATATGAGTCCGTTAGCCATCGAAGAAGTAATGCGACCTGCTGCTGTAGCAGCTATCTCTGAAGCACTGTATAGGTTAGGTTTTTTAGTTTGACATGGCCAAGGAAGTAAATCTCGATTCCTATGGTGGACGCCGATGGCTAACATCTGTCGGCATCATCGTAATCTCCACAGGGTTATTGATTGCAGGCCTGATTGATGCTACTATCTGGCAAGAAGTAGTCATCTATGTATTTGGTATTTTTGCAGGAGCTAATGTTTTGCAACGAGGCGTAGAAGCCACGAAGGAGGTAAAGATCGCAAAGCAGCCTACGGAATAATAATTGGTTTAGCGGAAACCGAATTTCGGATCAGAGCTAGGATCAGGCACTGACATACCAAAGTCCTAGAAACAACAAAGCCCCAAAGCTGGATTTCTCCGGCCTGGGGCTTTGTCTTTTGATCGAATACAATGTTACGGTACGATATTACGTTCCCTAAATACTACATCAGTACAGTGATATGTATCATCTGCAGTTAGACGTACAATCCAATCTCCTACTTTAGGCTCTTCATAAGCTTTGAACCTGATAAAGTTAGTTGTTTCTTCTGTCTTTTCAGATACTACGTAGGTAGCTTCTTGAGGCAGTTTTACCCACTCATGCACATCAGTAAGTTGGAATGCATAGCGAGTAACAGGTTTAGCTTCAAACGGCTTAAATTCAATCATGACAATCCTCAGTTAATGGGATGGGCCTGCCAATGGTAATACCATAATCGTTCGCTTAGCTTGCAATCGTTTCACACATAGTTCACATAGT